ACGGGTTAAAAGACGCAGACTTAGAATTATTAATTTATTTAGATTGTAAAGGAAGATTTACACGAAAAGACTTTATCGATGGTATTTATACATATTCATGGGATAAAGCAAGATGGGAGAGATTGAAACGAGAAGGTTGGATAGAAACTTGGAGACATAGGAATCGTACGACAATTATGTATTCAGTTTTTAAAACATCGTGGAAATGTTCCCAAATGATTAGTAGGATATATAGAATCCTACTAGGTGAGGAGGACTTACCCACTTCAGAACGAAGTGTATTTTATAAGAATAAATCATATACAGATAAAGTTTACAACAAAGCTATAGATGATATGATTAAAGATAAAGACAGATAGTATGCCAAAATTTGATAAAATGAAAAAAACTGCCAAATCAGGTGGTTTAAACTTTGGAGAAAGAACAGGACTTGAAAGAGCCCCTTTTCCAGCGCATTCAGGTGTAGCTAAAGGACCTTTGAATTCATCACCCAATAAAGATCTTGGCCTTCCAAATATATTAGCAAAAAGCGATATGCACAAGGAAGCTATAAAAAAAGACCCTCGTTATGGTAAACTAAGTTCAGAGGAATATAAAACAGAAGCAGCTCGTCAATTAAAACATTTTAAAGCAAGTGGTAATAAGGATTGGGATGCAATGGGAGAATATGATGCCGAGGGTAAAAGAAAGAAAAAAAATATTGTTAAAATTGAACCAATCAAACCGGGTAGTAAAACAGAAAAGAAAGAACCTGAACTTATTAAACCTACAAAAACAGCAAAAGAAGCTATAGCGGAAACAAAAACTAAAAAACCAGAGAAAAAAGGTTGGTGGCAAAGATATAAAGACTATCGTAAAACAAGAGAATTTGCTGAAACAAAAGATGCTTTTGAAACAGCTGGTAACATAATAAGTGGTAAAAGAAAATTTCCAGCTAATGCTGTTGAAAAATTTGATGCTAGAGAAAAAGTAAAAGCTGATGAAAAGAAATTAGCAGCAACAGAAAAGCGAAGAAAAGATTTAGATGATATAGCTAAAAGTCAAGAAAAAAGAAAACAAGAGGTACACGATATAACGTATAATAAAGAACAATTAGAGTTAGATCGTCAAACGCAACTTCTAAATAATAGAATAAAAAGAAATAGAATATCAGATTGGAACAAAGCAAATGCTGGTGACTTAACACTTAATCCATCAGGTACTTTTGCGGAGGAAGTCGTAAAGAAACACGCTGGTTAAAATTAAAATATAAATTATGGGATTTAAACTAGGTAAAGAAACCCGGTTAAACAGCGGGATGAATAAAAATATTTTTGATAAAGATGATGCTTCAGTTCCTGGAGTTAGAGTTATTAGAAAAGAATTAGAACCAGGAATAGATGGTGAAGCTAATAATGATGGTACTATATTTATAGGTGATCATATAACACCTGGTAGTGCTCAAGAAAGAAAAGTATTGATGCATGAAATGAAACATATGGTAGATATGCAAACAGGTAAATTATCTTATACAGACGATAGTGTCAGTTGGAATGGTGATACATACCAGAGATTAGAAGGAATGATTAAATATGAAGGAAGATGGTATCAAGAAGGTAGCGATGCTCTTCCTTGGGAACAACATTAAAAAAATAATTATGGGATACGGAATGAAATATACAAAAGGAGGTTTTCCTTTTAAAACAGTAGATTTAACTAAAAAAACAGGATTAGGACCAAGAGCAACTCAAAAAGAACTTCCAGTTGAAGGCGATGCAATAGATCCAACGTCAGAATTCGCTACAGGAAAAATAGAGCAATATGGATTTCTCATGGGTGATGAAAAAGATCAAGCGGTGACAGAAGAAGATAAATCACCACTACCTACACGGCCAATGGTTCCTACACATGGACCTACGGATGGTGTTACGGGTAAAGATATTGAAACAAAAGAAGAAGCTCATGCAAGATACAATACATATACTCATACGCCTAGTGTTGCCGAGGTATTAAGAAAAAGAAAAGGGGATGATAAGTAAATTATTATCAGGTGGCGCTGCGGATTTAGTAAAAGGTATAGGTGGTGTTGTAGACAATTTACACACATCTACCGAAGAAAAATTAGAAGCAGAAAGAAAAATAAAAGAACTAGTTGCTAATTATCAAATAGAACTAGAAAAAAACATTACTAGTAGATGGCAAGCAGATTTGAAATCAGATTCCTGGTTGAGCAAGAATGTTAGACCATTAGTATTAATATTTTTAATAGTATGCACCATGCTATTAATATTTATAGACGCAGGTGCATTAAATTTCGAGGTAAAATCATCTTGGGTGGATTTACTTCAATTAGTATTAATAACAGTGATCGGTGCTTATTTTGGCGGTCGATCAATAGAAAAAGTAAAAAAATAAAATTATGGGAAATAATTCAACTGAAATAAGTTATGGGTTTGGCCAGATGGGTAGTATTCACTGCCAGACAGCCGCCTCAGTATATCCTCCAAATGGAATGGTTATTGTAGCTATTCAATTTTTAGCAGATAATACTCCAACCGTACTTAGACCTGAAGCACAAGGTGCTGGAGCTGTAGATCAATTTCAATGCGTAAGTACAGAGGCAGCGGGTCATAACAATGGTGACGCTCAACAAGCTATAAGTGATGCTTCGGCAAGTTTATCTCAAACATTGACCGGCGCTAATACTGCTATTAAAGTGGGTATGCAAGTATATTCTAATACAGAAGATTTATGTGAAAATAAATCAACGGGTTTACCTAGATGTCTCGTTACAAAAGTAGATGGAACAGCTATTGAATTTAATAGAGCTGTAACAGGTAGTAGCACTACGTTGACTTTTTCTAGTGAAACTGGAGATGGAGGCGAAGATGCTACGGGTGTAAAATACCCTAAAGGATTAACTATATATGGTAGATGGACAGAGGTTAAACCTGAAGCAGATTCTGATGGAGGTGTAATCTGTTATCTTGGATACTAATGTCACCATTAGGGTTAGGACTTAGTATTAGTGGCGCCACAAAAGGAGATTCCTCTATTGCGGTAGTTATAGAAGATTACTTATGGGAAATACATAGTACTGCTGGGGCAGGATATTTAACCCCGTTAGCAGCTGGCGCGGCTGGTGATTTTCATGACACATGGGATATATTCCGTGATTATTCAGGGGAAATGACATATCAACCTCAAACAACAGCTACTGTTAGTGATGAAGGTTATTGGGATATAGGTAGTCCAGCAGACGCAACAGACACAGATTACATACGTCCATTAGACGTTTAATAAAAATATAAAATAAAAGATAAAATATGGCAACACCAAAAATAATACCTAGAGCCGCTGGTGAAGGTTCATTAGGAGATGCAGCTTACGGTTGGGGAGGTGCATTTGTAACAGACACAACAACAAGTAGCGCTACTCAAGGTGGTAAATTAGTATTAGCAGCTAATGATGGCGCTGTAATGGGTGACGATCATAGACTAGGTGTAATTGAATTTAAAGCAGCCGAAGATACTAGCAACACTCTTAGTATAGGGGCTCGTATTCAAGCAATAGCAAGAGATGCTTGGGACGGATCAAATAACGATGCGGATTTAGAATTTTACACGACTAACGGAACGACTGAAACAAAAGTATTAACATTAGATAGTGATAAACTAGCAAGTTTCGCTTCAGATTTATATATTGGCGGTACTACTATATCTACTGCTGGTCATATAGAATTAGCAACTGGAGGTAGTGGTAATATAACATTAGACGCTGCTGGTGATATTGCCTTAGAAGCTGGTGGTTATGATATTACTGGAGACGCGCGAAATTATACTTTTACCTCTTCAAGTGGTGGTAAACCAGTTTTAACGTTAAAAACAACAAATACCGATTTAAATAGTAGTGGTGAATTACAATTTTTAAAAGACGCTAGTGACACTGCAGACGGTGAAAATTTAGGTTTAATAACTTTTTACGGAGAAGACGAGGGTAATAACAACACATTATTCGCACAAATTGTTGGAGAAATCTTAGAATCTGACGAAGGTGACGAACAGGGTAAACTTGAGATGAAGGTTGCTAATAACGCGACTCTAGCAAATGCATTCACAGCATCAGGTAATAAAGCTACTGCAAGTGCAGTTGATGTTACAATTGGATCTGGAGACGGAGCAACAGCAAATATATATGGTAGTACATATATACGAGGATACAAAGGACTTACTACAGATCAAGATCTCGCTTTTCAAACATTTGAAAATACATATGCATCAGGAGAATATAATGGTGAGGTCCTTAGATATGGTTCTACCGATGAAACCCTAACTGTAGGTCAAATATATTTTCTACATACAGATGGTACTTGGGACTCGGCAGATGCCGATGCTGTTGCCACGGGAGGTTCTCAATTGTTAGGTGTAGGTTTAGGTTCAACTTATGAAGTAGGTGTTTTAACTAAAGGGCTTATTAGAATACCATCTACGGAAATATTAAATACACCTGGTTCTGGAGCTGTTGATGGATTGCCTCTTTATGTTTCTACAACTGCTGGGCATTTTGACTTTACAGCACCCTCTGGTTCTGGTGATTTTGTAAGAATTGTAGGTTACGCAATTGATGATCATAGTAGCGATGTTTTAGTTCGTTTTGATCCAGATAAATCTTGGGTAGAAATTTCGTAATAATATTTAAATAAAAATATATGGGGCTTATAACTAACGCAAACGGTGTAGCATATGCTAATATAAATAAATATCTTGGAAGTACTGGAAAGGCTAATGCAAAAACAGTTGGACCGTCAGGTAATTTTCATAATAGTAACGCCGTAGCAAGATCTATAACAGCCCCAGGTGATCATACTCACTCTATAGTAATAACTGACTCAAATGGAGATTTTAGATTTACCGATGATACTGCTTTTAGTATTTCTCTTTGGGTTAGGCCTGGTTGGACTAACGCTGTTAATTCATCTTGTTATTTATGGAGTATTAATGATACAGGTCAGACTTCCGCTTGGAACGATTCTATTCATGCTCTTTATTATGAACCACACCAAAGAATATATATTTATTATGGTTCTGCTAGTACAGCTTACGCGCAAAACTTTTGGCACTCTCAAAATTTAGATCCATATGGAGATCGAAATTATACTACCATGCTTAACGCTTGTGGCCTTGGAGATGGTAATGGGTGGGATTCTACAAATAGAGGTAATGTTGGTACTGATGGTTATAGTTTAATAACTTTTACAAAAGGCACAGCTAACAGTCCTCTATACTCAAATTTAAAAATGTACTGGAATGCCGCTGACTGTGGTTATGGTTATTATGGAACATCATCACCAAGTGGTTTTGTTGGAACACCTAATCTGGGTAGTTCTACAGATAAAGCTATTACTGTTGGTTCTAACGCGTGGACTGGTGCTAACCCCGGTAACAATGCAGAATCAAAATATATGAATCTTAGTATTTGGGATAAAGAACTTAGCGCTAGTGAAGTATCAGAATTATATAATAGCGGCGTACCGTTACACGTTGGTACTCACTCAGCATATGCGGCTAACTGTGTTGGTTGGTACTCTTTTCAAGATGACGGCACTGGCCATGTAAGTGGAACAGAATCATTTGAAATTAATGGAGATTCAAATATAGAAGCAAAATAATATGAATTACTATATAATAACAACAGAAGTGTACAATACAATTAATAAAGCTAATATAAGATTTAGACTTTTTAATTTAGCAAAAACAAATGTATTGGTTTCAACAACTGATACTATTAGTAATCCAATAGAAGAATTTTCAAATTCAACAGATGCTTCTACTTATACACAAACTAACAAGACAGATTGGACAGATAATGGATATGGTATACCACAATGGGATATAGATTTTATAGAGTATATCCCAGAACTAGACGTTTAGTATGTTAGGGCTAGGAGCTACTTTATCATCTGGATATACACCGTTAAGCGGTTACACAGAAGATCAATTTGTAATGAAAGTTACAACAAATATAGGTGGTGATAATCCTTATGATGGCGCGTCTGGTAATAGTGACGATACTTCTTTTAAACTTCCTTTTTTAGCTTCAGCAGGAGCGAATAAGGCTCATTTTGATGTAGACTGGGGAGATGGTACGGTACAAACTGATCAATATGATACTATAACACACGACTACGGAACAGCAGGTACATATATTATAATAATTACCCCTGGAAGTTCTTATACAAAAGGAACGCCATCTTCAACAGTGACCTACGGTCCAATGCAAAAATGGAAATTTAACAATACCGGTGATTGTCGTAAAGTTGTGGATATAATGAATTGGGGTTGTTTTGGTGCCACCCAAAACTCTATGTTTTATGGATGTAGAAACATGAGTGTTTCGGCAACGGATTATCCTACTGGAACGCTATATACAACCCAGCAGTTTTACCAGCTAACTAATATGTTTAGGGATTGTTATAATTTAAATTGTAACTTTGATGCTTGGGCACCAATAACAAGTACTTTCACTACACTGTCAAGCGCTTTTTTGGCCTGCACGTCTTTTAACGGTACTTTTGGCGGTTGGGACACTTCAAATGTAACAACTTTTGCAAGCATGCTTCACTCTTGCACATCGTTTAACCAGCCATTAGGTCATCTTGATATAAGCGGCGCAACAAGTCTAAACAAAATGCTTTTAAGCGCTACAAGTTTTGATCAAGATCTTAGCAATTGGGATATAGAAAATATAACTGATTTTACAAATTTTAATAAAAACGGTAATATGTCAACAGCTAATTACAATGCTACTTTAATAGGTTGGGCTGCCCAAGATGCGAATGATGGTGAAGCTATCCATTTTGGTAATGCCACAACATCTGGCGCTGGTACTACAGCTAAAAACTCTTTAATAAATGACGATAGCTGGACTTTTACTGATGGAGATTAATAAATAAAATGGGAGAATATACAAAATTATCAAAACCAAGCGAAAAAACTTACGCTATAATATGGGGACCAGTTGGCGCTTGGTATGGTGGTTTATTTGGGCAAAGAGGCGAACTTAAATGTTACGCGGAAATAGAAACAAATCAATCTTTACACACTAAATGGGTGGAAATAGATTATTATACAGAAAGAACAGAGTGGAAAACTGTGTTGTTAAACAATGGGATAGATCCCGATGAAGAATAAATTAAAATTAACTTAAATTAAATAAAAATGGCAAAAAAAGAAAAAGTAGTAGACTTAAAACAAAAAGCAGAAAAAGTAACAAAAGAACAATTAACTAAAATTCAATCTGTAGTAGATAGAATAAATAGTACCCAATTAAATATTGGTCAATTAGAAGCTAGAAAACATCAATTACTACATATGATAGCTGGTGTAAATGATGAACTAACTTTATTACAAAATGAGTTAGAAAAAGAATACGGCACTAATGATATTAATATTAGTGATGGTACTATAAATTATCCAAAAGAAAATGGCGAAGCTGATAAGAAAGATTAGTGTAGGTAAAGATTATAAAAACGACGCCATGCACTATGCTGTTGGTCAAGAAGTTTACGGTGGACATACTATTTCAGATATAATAGAGGAAGAAGATAAATATTCTATTTATATTAAAAAAAATAAAGATGTGTTACCTTGGAAGGACTTTAACAAAAACATGGCTGTATCTATAGAGTATAATCTAGAATACTAATGAAAAGTGTTTACAACTTTGTTGTAAAACCAAAAGGAAAAAGATATAATAATACTAAGAAGTTTGATGGTGGTGAATTAATATTAAACACAGATATATATCAACACAAATACGTCAATAGAGAAGCAGAGATTATATCAATACCTATAATTGGTGATACAGATATACAACCAGGTGATACCGCTATAGTACATCATAATGTTTTTAGAAGATGGAACGACGTTAACGGTGTTGAGAAAAATAGTAGATCTTATTTTAATGAAGACACTTATTTTATAAACCACGATCAAATCTTTTTATATAAAAGAGATGAAGAGTGGATAGCTCCAAAAGGTTATTGTTTTGTAAAACCTTTAAAAGCTACAGATCAATTTAATATTGAATCTGAAAAACCCTTACAAGGTATTGTCAAATATTCAGATGGTACAGTAAAGGTTGGTGATCTAGTTGGTTTTAGACCAAGTAGTGAATACGAATTTGTCGTTGACGGCGAAAGACTATATAGAGTTTTATCAAATTTTATTACAATTAAATATGAATATCAAGGAAACGAAGAAGAATATAATCCAAGCTGGGCAAAGAGCAGTTGAAGAACTGATTAAAGTCGCTAAAGAACCGATTGTAGATTCAGACGACGATATATCAGCAGATAGACTAAAGAATGCGGCAGCTACTAAAAAACTAGCTATATTTGACGCATTCGAAATACTTAACAGAATTCAGGAAGAAGAAAACTTACTTGAGGGAAAAACACCTGAAGAGACAAAGAAAGAAGTCTTTAGAGGATTCGCAGAAGGTAGATCTAAGTAATGTACGAGCAAAGTTTAGTTAAAATAGTAACACCTGTAAAAAAGACTACAATAAGTAGACTTAATAAAGGTAAAAAATGGAAATATGGCTACAATAAAGAACATGATATCGTTGTTATATCAAAAACTGGTAAAATTGGTGAAATCTTGGAAATTCAAGGCTTGCAGATTGCACTGCCAAACACTCCAAAAGAAGTGTATGTGCATCCAAAGACCAAGTGGGTAAAATTAGATTATCCAAAAGAATTAAATAGATTAAAAAATATATTTGATTGGAGAAATTATCCTGACGAAAACAAGGATCAATGGTATGATTATATAGACGAAGAGTTTAAAAGAAGAGATGAAGGTTTTTGGTTTATGAATAAAGATAAACCAACTTATATAGTGGGCACGCATTACATGTATTTACAATGGAGTAAAATTGATGTTGGTGCACCTGATTTTAGAGAGGCAAATAGATTGTTCTTTATATTTTGGGAGGCCTGCAAGGCAGACAAGAGGTGTTATGGAATGTGTTATCTAAAGAACAGACGTTCTGGATTTTCTTTCATGAGTTCTGCCGAAACAGTTAATTTAGCCACTATTTCAAGTGATAGTAGATATGGTATACTATCTAAAACAGGTGCAGATGCTAAAAAGATGTTTACGGATAAAGTTGTTCCTATATCAATTAATTATCCTTTCTTTTTCAAACCTGTTCAAGATGGTATGGATCGTCCTAAATCTGAACTTGCTTATAGAGTTCCTGCTAGTAAGTTTACAAGAAAGAAAATGACTGCTACAGATGGTATGGAGGATATCGAGGGATTAGATACAACTATTGACTGGAAGAACACGGGTGATAATAGTTATGACGGTGAAAAATTAGCGTTATTAGTCCACGATGAATCTGGTAAGTGGGAGAGACCTGATAACATATTAAACAATTGGAGGGTTACAAAGACTTGTTTAAGACTAGGTAGTAAAATAGTAGGTAAGTGTATGATGGGTTCAACATCTAACGCTTTAGATAAAGGAGGTGATAACTTTAAAAAATTATACAATGCATCAGATGTCACTAAGCGAAATAGAAATGGCCAGACAAAATCTGGTCTATACTCTTTGTTTATCCCAATGGAATGGAACTACGAAGGATTTATTGATGAGTACGGAGTTCCAGTTTTTAATACTCCTGACGTCGACGTCTTCGACCCAAATGGTGAATTAATAGATGTAGGTGTAATAGATAACTGGCAGAACGAAGCGGATGGTTTAAAAGGTGATCACGATGCATTAAATGAATTTTATCGTCAATTCCCAAGAACAACTGAGCACGCGTTTAGAGATGAGGCAAAAGGAAGTATATTTAATTTAGTAAAAATATACGAACAAATAGATTACAACGAAGAAATGTATAGTTCATTGGGTATTGCAACCGGTAATTTTCAATGGGCTAACGGAATAAAAGATACACAAGTAATATTTTATCCAGATCCAAATGGTAGGTTTAAAGTTAGTTGGACGCCACCTCAGCAATTGCAAAATAGGGTGATACTTAAAAATGGTATTAAATATCCTGGCAACGAACATATAGGGGCGTTTGGCTGTGACTCTTATGATATATCAGGAACCGTAGATGGAGAGGGTTCCAAAGGAGCGTTACACGGTTTAACTAGATTTAGCATGGAAGACGCTCCTGCAAATAAATTTTTTTTAGAATATTTATCAAGACCACCTACCGCAGAGATATTCTTTGAAGATGTGTTAATGGCATTAGTATTTTATGGAATGCCAATATTAGCAGAGAACAATAAACCACGTCTTTTGTATTATTTAAGACGTAGAGGTTATAGGGGATTTAGTATGAATCGTCCAGATAAAGTTTGGAACAAATTATCTGTCGCGGAAAAAGAAGTAGGTGGTATACCAAACTCTAGCGAAGATATAAAACAAGCCCACGCGGCAGCAATTGAAATGTATATCCAAGAACATGTTGGAATGAAGCAAGATGGTAGTTTTGGTGATTTACATTTTAATACTTTACTAAACGATTGGTCTAGATTTGACATTACAAAAAGAACTAAATATGATGCAACAATAAGTTCTGGTTTAGCTATAATGGCGAACAATAGACATTTATATTATCCAAATGCGAAAATAGAACGTCAACCAGTTAATATTAGTTTTGCTAAATATAATCAAACAGGCAATATGAGTAAAATAATTAAAAATTAAATATGGCTCAATCAGTTATAAATATAAATTTCCCAAGCCAAGTTGTTAGCGACTTAGAGAAAATGAGTTATGAGTATGGGTTAAAAGTTGCTAAAGCAATTCAACACGAATGGTTTAATAAAACTCATGGTGGTAACAATAGATTTAGTGGTAGTAATAGCAAGATACATCAATTAAGATTATACGCTAGAGGTGAACAATCTATTCAAAAATATAAGGATGAATTATCTATAAATGGTGATTTGTCCTATCTTAATTTAGATTGGACACCTGTTCCAATTATTTCTAAATTTGTAGATATCGTTGTTAATGGTATAGCCGAAAGATTATATGATATAAAGGCTTATTCTCAAGATCCATTTGGAGTAGTTAGAAGAACTGAATATATGAAAAGTATCCAAAAGGATATGAAGATGAAAGAGTTCGATGATTTTGTTAAGAAAACATTTTTTATTGACACAAAAGAAAGCGATGTAGAAAGTTTACCAGCTACAGAAGAAGAGTTATCACTACACATGCAATTAGATTATAAACAAGCTATAGAGATAGCAGAGGAACAAGCTATAAGCATGTTAATGAGAGGTAATCAATTTGATTTAATAAAAAGAAGATTTTATCAAGATTTAGTGGTATGTGGTATAGGTGCTGTAAAAACTTCATTTAATACTTCAGAGGGTGTTGTTATAGATTATGTAGATCCTGCTAATTTAGTTTATTCATATACTGAATCTCCATTTTTTGATGACGTGTATTATGTTGGAGAAGTTAAAACAATACCGATAAATGAATTAAAGAAACAATTTCCATACATAAATCATGATGATTTAGAAGAAATAACATCGGCTAGAGGAACTAATGTATATAGTGGCTACAATGGTAATCATGTATCTAATGATGCTGATAATAATAAGGTAGATGTATTATATTTCAATTATAAAACTTATATGAACGAGGTTTATAAAATGAAAAAGACTGGAAGTGGTTCTGACAAAATGATTAAAAAAGATGATTCATTTAATCCTAAAGATAATGATAGATACCAAAAAGTTAGTAAATCATTAGAATGTTTATATGAAGGCGCTTATATATTAGGAGCTAATAAACTTATAAAATGGGAAAAAGCTAAAAACATGATGCGTCCTAAAAGTGATTACACTAAAGTTAAGATGAATTACGCTATAGTAGCTCCTAGAATGTATGAAGGTAGAATTGATTCGTTAGTAAATCGTATAACTGGTTTCGCTGATATGATTCAGTTAACTCATTTAAAAATACAACAAGTAATGTCTAGAATGACACCAGATGGCGTATTTTTAGACGTAGATGGTTTGGCTGAAGTTGACTTAGGTAATGGAACTAGTTATAACCCACAAGAAGCTTTAAACATGTTCTTCCAAACAGGTAGTATTGTTGGTAGATCTTACAATCAAGAAGGCGATGGTAATCCTGGTAAAATTCCTATTCAAGAAATAAATAATGGTGCTGGAGCCGCTAATAAAATACAAGGTTTAATACAAACGTATAATTATTATTTACAAATGATACGTGACGTGACAGGTTTAAACGAGGCTAGCGACGGTTCAACACCAGCTGAAAGATCATTAGTAGGAGTTCAAAAACTTGCCGCGGCAAATTCAAATACAGCAACTAGACACATATTACAAAGCGGTATGTATTTAACAACTGAAATTGCTGAACAACTATCTTTAAGAATATCTGATATTATAGAATATTCACCAACAAAAGATGCTTTTATAGAATCTATCGGCGCTCATAACGTGGCTACACTTAGTGAAATGGCAGATTTACATTTATATGATTTTGGTATATTTTTAGAATTAGAGCCTGATGAAGAAGAGAAACAATTATTGGAGCAAAATATTCAAACTGCTTTAAGTCAAGGTAGCATAGAGTTAGAAGACGCTATTGATTTAAGAGCTATTAAAAATGTAAAATTATCTAATCAAGTTTTAAAACTTAGAAGAAAGAAAAAAGGTGAAGAAGATCAAAGAAAACAATTAGAAATAACAAAAGCACAAGGAAAAGCCCAAGCTGAAGCTTCTGAGGCCGCTGCAGAATCTGAAATAAGAAAGAATAACTCTATTGTAGATAATCAAAAACAATTAGAACAATTAAAAACAGATGGCAAAGCTCAGATATTAGCTCAAGAAGGACAAATAAAAGAAAGATTAATGCAGTTAGAGTTTCAATATAACATGCAATTAAAACAATTAGAAGCGAGAACAAAAACAGAAACGCAGATATTATCTGAAAACCGTAAAGATAATAGAACTAAAATGCAAGCGTCTCAACAATCAGCAATGATTGACCAAAAAGAAAACGGAAAACCAGCACAAAATTTTGAATCTTCAAATGATGTTTTAGGAGGGTTTAATCTAGGTGTGTAAATTTATTAACTATTATTATATTATATTATGGCAGAAAAAGAAGAAGGACCAATCGTAGATAACGAAACTGGTTCATTAAAAGTAAAAGAAAAAATAAAGAAACAACCAGATGGTAACGAAACAAAAGGTAATGTTACCAAGGTTAAAGCTAAAATGAAAAAACCAGCTGAAGTTTTAGAAGAAACTGTAACTAAAGTTGATTTAAGTAAACCATCAAAACCAGAAGAAAATGAAACTAAAAAAGATAACGCTGACGACAGCGGAGTGGTTGCAGAGTCTAAAGATGCCGACGCCCCACAAGAACAAAAAGAAATACAGCCGGAAGCAGAAACACAAGAAACCCCAGTATTAGAAGAGGTTGCTAATGAAGAACAGGTTGAAGAGTTAGAAACAAAAGTCACAGATGCTATTGTTGAAGCTACAGAGACTGGTATAGAATTACCAGAAAATATTCAAAAAGTAGTTGATTTTATAAATGATACCGGTGGAGATTTAAATGATTATGTTAAACTTAATCAAGATTATTCTAAATTAGATGATCAAGATTTACTTTATGAGTATTATAAAAATACAAAACCTCATTTAAATGCAGAAGAAATTAACTTCCTTATGGAAGATCAATTCTCTTATGATGAAGATCAAGATGATGAAAAAGAGATACGAAGAAAGAAATTAGCGTTAAAAGAGCAAGTTGCCAACGCTAAAAGCCACTTAGACGGGCAAAAGTCTAAATATTATAGTGAAATTAAAAGTGGATCGAAGCTTACTAAAGAGCAACAAGAAGCTATTAATTACTATAAGAAATCACAAGAAGTAGCGGAATATGAAAAGAATGCTAAATCTAATTTTTTAAATAGAACTAACAAGTTCTTTGGTGACAAATTCAAAGGTTTTGAATATAATGTCGGTGATAAAAATTATAGATTTAACGTTAATGATGTAAACAAGACTAAAGAAACGCAGAGTGACATTAATAATTTTATCGGAAAGTTTCTTGATAAAAATAATCAAATGGTAGACGAAGCTGGTTATCACAAATCTTTGTTTACCGCTATGAATTCTGATGCTATAGCTAAACATTTTTATGAACAAGGCCGTGCGGACGCTTTAAAGCAAAGTATGGAAGAATCTAAAAATATTGATATGAAGCCTAGACAAGAGTTAAATGATAACATTGATACAGGTGGAGTTAAAGTTAGAGTATTAGGAGATAATTCTGAAGATTTCAAATTTAAAATTAAAAATAAAAAATAACAATTTAAAAAAAATAAATTATGGCAATTACTCCTGGAGATAATTTGAATAGTGTTCCAGCTTCACAGAAGCAAACATTATCTACAAATTATCTAGATTTAGCGTCTACAACTGGACAAGGTTGGGCGCAACAATATGTACCAGATCTAATGGAGAAAGAAGCTGAGGTATTTGGTCCTAGAACTATATCTGGTTTCCTTTCACAAGTTGGAGCTGAAGAGGCTATGTCGGCTGATCAAGTCGTATGGTCTGAACAATCAAGACTACACTTATCTTACACGGGTACGATAGTTTTAGCTGGTGACACAAACGGTACGTTTGCTGTTGTTAAAGATATTGATGGTGGTACTGATGTTGGTTCTACGTCAAGTAGAGCTCACGGTATTAGAGTTAACGATATGGTGCTTTTAGCAACTGCTGGAAAAGTTTCAAAATGTTTAGTAGTAGAAACTCCAGATTCAAATGTTGTTTCACTTGAGTCTTACGGTGAAGCTGTTTTAACTTCTCACTCTACGACTGCTGAAGCGGCAACTCTATTAGTTATCGGTTCTGAATACGGTAAAGGATCTGCTTACGCTGATGAAACTGGTACTTGGAAAACTGATTCAAGAGGTGCTAACGAACCTAAGTTCAAGTCGTTCCACAATAAACCAATCATTATGAAAGATTACTACGAAGTATCAGGTTCTGATGTTTCTAGAATTGGTTGGGTTGAAGTTACAGCTGAAGGCGGTGCTTCTGGATACATGTGGTACTTAAAAGCTGAAGCTGACACAAGAGCTCGTTTCAATGATTACTTAGAGATGACTATGTTAGAAGCTGAAAAAGCTGTTGATGCATCTTTAATCGGTTTTGGTGCTAATAGTGCGGTTAGAGGTTCTGCTGATGCTGGAACTCTTGCTGGTACTGAAGGTTTATTCGCAGCTATCGAAGATAGAGGTAATATTACTTCTGGTGTTACTGGTGTTAACGCAGCTACTGATTTAGCTGAGTTTGATGCAATACTTGCTGAGTTTGATAAGCAAGGTGCTATTGAAGAAAACATGATGTTTGTAAACAGAGCTACTTCGTTAGCAATGGATGACATGTTAGCTTCTATGAATTCTTACGGTGCTGGTGGTACATCTTATGGTGTATTTAACAACTCTGAAGATATGGCGTTAAATTTAGGTTTCTCTGGATTTAGAAGAGGTTCTTATGACTTCTACAAGTCTGACATGAGATACTTAAATGACAAAGCTACAAGAGGTGGTATTAATACTGCTGCTGGTAGTGAAGCTATCAGAGGGGTTATCGTTCCTGCTGGAACATCTACTGTTTATGACCAAATGTTAGGGAAAAATCTAAAACGTCCATTCTTACATGTTCGTTATAGAGCTTCTCAAACTGATGACAGACGAATGAAAACTTGGGTTACTGGTTCGGTTGGTGCTGCTACTTCAGCGCTAGACGCGATGCAAATCCACATGCTTTCTGAAAGATGTTTAGTTACACAAGGTGCTAACAACTTCATGTTAATGAAGTAAGCACAACTATTTTAAAGAGTCGGGGCTTCGGCCTCGACCCTTTATTTTTATTAATTTTATTATATATTATATTATGGCAAAAAAAGAAAAAACAATTATAGAAAAAGCTAAAACCGCTTTTGGTTTAGAAGGAGAAACTGGTATTGAAAGTCCAGCAAAACCAACGGAAAGAATAAAACCTAGTGAAGAATGGGAGATAAAAGATAGATTATATCTTTTAAAAGATGGTAAAAAACCATTATCAAGATCTATTAAATCTACTGGTGTGTATTATTTTGACAAAGAAAAAGGCTACGAAAGAGAACTTAAGTATTGTCAAAATCAAAAAACATCATTTGTTGATGAAATGACGGGAGATCAAAGATTAGAACACATCGTATTTAGATCTGGTAGTTTATTTGTAGAAAAAGAAAAAACAACTTTACAAAAATTATTAAGTTTATATCATCCACATAGAGATAAAATTTACGAAGAATATAAACCATCTGCTATTGCTGCTGATGAAATAGATGTTTTAGAACAACAAGTAGAAGCATTAGTTGCTGCTAGAAATATTGATATCGATTTAGCAGAAGCTATTATGCGTGTTGAGCAAGGTTCTAAGGTATCAGAGTTGAGCTCTAAAGAACTTAGAAGAGATTTATTAGTATTTGCTCGAAACAATCCTAAACTGTTCTTAGAACTAGCGGATGATGAAAACGTAATGTTAAGAAACTTTGGTATTAAAGCTGTAGAAAGTGGAATATTAAGATTGTCTTCTGATCAAAGAAACTTTTTATGGGGTTCTAATGGAAGAAAAATAATGACAATACCATTTGACGAGCATCCATACACTGCTTTAGCGCATTGGTTTAAAACCGATGAAGGTATGGAAATTTATTCCAATATAGAAAAAAGATTGAAATAATAACAAATAATATGGTTGCCCTTCGGGGCGACCATTTATTAAAATTTAATTATATGGCAGAGCAAAAAAAATCTATAGGATTAGGCGATTCTATAGAAAAATTTACAACAGCGACTGGCATTAAATCATTTACACAAGTGTTAGCTAGGCACGGTGTATTTGGTAAAAAGAAAGATTGCGGTTGTAATAAAAGAAAAGACGATTTAAACAAAGCGTTTCCTTATAAAAAATAAACAAAATGATAAATATAGATACAGTATATCAAACAGTGCAAGCTTTAGCAAATAAAGAGCAAAGAGGTTATATAACACCTCAAGAATTTAATTTATTCGCTAATCAAGCCCAAGATGATATTTTTGAACAATATCTATATGATCTAGAAGCATTTAGAATGCAGAGACCTATGCAACACCAACTTGGTGATTCGGTAACGCATATAATGCAAAAATTAGAAACTTGGTATCAAATAGGAGTAGTTAGTAATGGAGAGATTTTACCAGAAGGAAATATTGGTGAAATATTTTTAAATCAAGGTGGTATACGTAGAACGTTAAAAAGAATAGATCCTGATAGTGTTCAAGATTTAATAAAATCTAGATTCCATAGAATAGGTTTTGATGATGCTGTTTATTTTGACGATGGACATAAAAGAATACAAGTTTGGGATGGTAATGGAAAAATAACTAACAATGTATCTTGTGAAGTTATTAAAGGACGACCTAGTTTCCCTTACTGGGGCTATGTTATAGTAAATGAAAAACCTGTGTATAACCCAACTGCAACAAATCACTTCGAATTAGATAGATCTGAACAAACTGATGTGATTATAAAGATATTAAAACTAGCTGGAGTATCAATAGAGGATCAGCAATTATTTGCTGCAGCTCAAGGAGAAGAATCATTAAATATACAACAAGAAAGTAAATAACTATGCCACAATATCCAGTACCAGGCGGCGGAGGAGCCACTAATGACCATACTTACTACTCAAATCCTGAATTATACGGCGAATATCAATTCGTTAATTTAGAAGAAATAATAGATAATTTTCAAGCTGCTTATGTTGGAGAGGGAAAAATATTAGGCACAGCTTTAAAAGCTGATGTTTCCTACCACGCACATAGAGCACTACAAGAACTTCACTACGACACTCTCACGTCTTGTAAATCCCAACAAATAGAAATCCCACCATCACTTACTATGCGCTTACCGCATGACTATGTTAATTATACAAAATTAACTTGGCATGATGAAAACGGTGTTGAACACACAATACATCCTACTATTAAAACTTCTAATGGTAATAAATTACAACAAGACGCTGATGGTAATTATTTATTTACAACCGCTGGTAAAATAGGAGAAAGAATAGAACCTAAGTTAGTAGAGAATAATTCGCCATTAGACAATAAACTAATGTTTGCTAGATTAGCACCGCAATCAAACGAAGCTGTTGTAGCTCATTTTTGGCAAGAAGGTTATGGTAGAATAAATAATTCTTTTATTGGTCCAAATAATTCTGATAGCGCTGTATTAAAAGTTGGTATGGAAATATCTAGTCCAGCATTTCCGCCGGGAACAACAATTACAGCTGTAACACATGTTGTAGATACAACTCTTACTGGTCAAGGTGGAACTATTGGATCTGGACAACTTATAGATCAAGGCAATTCATATATGAAAATAACTTTATCAAATGATTCTATTGATTTTACAACTAGTTGGATAAGTGATCCTAGTAATTCAATGTTTACAGTGGTTGATAGCGATGGAACCGCGTGGGAGGCTTATAAAAGCGCTGGTTCAAATCAAGTTGGTTTAAACTTAACTAATTCAAGTTCTTCTGCTACAGATAACGACCATTATTTTACTAATGACGGACAGAGATATGGATTAGATCCACAGTTTAGCCAATCTAATGGATCTTTTTATATTGACTGTGCTAAAGGTTTGATTCATTTCAGTTCTAATATAAGTGGAAAAAAAGTTACATTAAGATATTTAAGTGATGGACATGGTGAAGATGGTGAGTTGATAGTGCATAAACTTGCTGAAGAAGCCATGTACAAATGGATAGCCTATGGGTGCGCTTCTGCTAGAATAGATATTCCAGAAGGAGTAATACAAAGATTAAAAAGAGAAAAATTTGCAGAAACTAGAAAAGCAAAATTAAGATTATCTAATATTAAGATGGAAGAGATAACACAACTTATGAGAGGTAAATCTAAATGGATAAAACATTAATATATGCCTGAGTTAAAAAATAGTTTTACTGGTGGTAAAATGGAAAAAGATCTCGATGAGAGAATCGTTCCAAGAGGTCAATATAGAGAGGCTTTAAATATTAGCGTTGCTACTTCAGAAGATTCTAATGTTGGAGCCGCTCAAAACATATTAGGTAATATAAAAGTAACATCTGCTATTCAAGGTTGGCGTGAAGATCAATTTGGCGATATAATTCCCTCGTTTGATCCAGGAGTACCCGGGTTTAATAATCAACAATTTCACATAGCGCAAATAGTAGACCCTCAAACTGACATGCTCTACAGGTTTGTTAAAACAAGATATAGAAAAAGTGGTGAGCAATCAACGCGCTTACGTATGGATAGAATTGTTGAGTATGATACAACAAAATCTATATCAACGCATTGGTCGGATAAAGAGAGAGCTGTATTTGTAGATATATATGAAGCGCATATAAAGTGGGATAAATTTGATCCTGATAGAAATTGTGATTATCCTAATCAATCTAGAATTAGACTTGTGAAAACCGGTTTTCCAAATGTTAACCAAGTTAGATGGGGAATGAAAATGACTGGTTTAAGTATGACAGAGCCCGCAACTGTTTTAGAAGTTGATTATAGTAGTGGTTGGATAATTTTAGATAAACCCATGGATTTCACACACCCACAAATTGTCCAAGGACCACAAGGTCCACAACAAGTTTATAATTTTGGTTTTACATTTAAAGGAGATAGAGTTTTAAATTTTGATAAAGATAGACATATAACTGGTTTAAATATAGTAGATGGAATGTTGTTTTGGACTGATAACTATTCGGAGCCAAAAAAAATAAATATAGAAAGATGTAAAAAAGGTAGTGATACTTCTGATAATGGTGTTTTAAGAGGTATAGAAGGTTTAAGAGGTAGAGGTTCTGAAGTATACACAAGACTAGATGATTTTGTTATGCACACTCTTTTAGTCATTGATGATAAGTACCAAAAAGACTGCATGAAAGATGAGTACATATGCGCAAGAGGTGGTTGTACAGATCCAGCGGCTTTTAATTATGATTGGAATGCCTTTAGTGATGATGGTTCTTGTTGTTATACTGGTGGATGTACAAATCCTACCGCGTGTAATTATGATGCCAACGCGTGTTTTGACGATGGTTCATGTGTATATACATCTTACTGTATGGATGATGGATCAGGAGCTTTTCCAAGTGTTAATCGACCAGCTAGTTGGGTTGGACCAGCTTCTAATTATGTTTCTAACGCTGTTTGTCATGATGGTAGTTTATGTACGTACACTGTTCCACCTCCAACACCAATATGGGGATGTACAGATCCAATGGCTACAAATTACGATCCAACAGCAAGTATAGATTGTTCTTTGCCAATGCCGGCTAATGCAATACCTAGCACGCTTGGTTGCCCTTGTAATGTACCTAATTATTGTTATGTAGATGTTGAATTTAAAAACGCCTTGGTAGCAGACACAAATAATACATTGTTGAATTCTAATTTTATACCAGTTTCGGGATCAATTAATTACAACCCTACTAATCAATGGGCGGTTTTAGCTAGTGATGTTGCTAATATTACTATAGTAAGTATAGGTTCTGGACAAGTTTCAGGTGGACCTATAGATGATATAACGGGTATAGAATGTTTTACAGCTTTAGAAGAGCTTTATATGAATGGACAATCAGTTACAAGTTTTGATTTAAGTAATAATTTAAATTTAAGAAAACTGATGTTTAGTGGAAATAAAGTAGAGGTTTTTGATTTAACTGCAAATGTTAATTTAACTCATCTTAATTGTAGTAAAAACTATAATGTTTCTAACGGTTCAATAGTTTTAGACCAAGTTGATTTAACACAAAACACTGCGTTAACACATTTATATGCAACAGGTTTAAGAGATTTACACGTTATAGATTTAAGTCAGAACGCCCAATTAATACACTTAGATTTAAATAGAAGCGCAATACAAGGAATGTTAAATTTACTTCCTAATCCTAATTTAGAATATATAAATGTTGAAAACTGTTCTTTAACTGGGCTAAACCAACAATCTAATCCTTTGCATACATTGATATGTAGTAATGATGATGGTAGTTCATGGGCAAGTTCGCCTGGTTCAAACGATTTTAGTTGTACTGGTTGTTTAAATATTTCAAACAATCCTAACTTAGAAGTATTTAAAGCTAATAGATGTAATATAGATTATACAGGTGTTGATTATTTCCTTTATAATCCAGAATTAAGAGAAGTACAGGTTATAGGTAATAAATTCAGGCATATTGATTTGTCACAAACTAAAGCAACTACTATATGGGTTTGGAAACAAGGTGGAACTACTCAAGGTGGTGTACCCGGTTCTTTAGAAGTACTAAAAATTAATAATGGATTAAATCATCAAATGGGTTATAATACTCAAAAGAGTTTATACGCAGGTGATAATCCAAATTTAAGAGAGATTAAAGTAGATAGTGTTACTAATACTGGGTTTGGGTATGCGTTGGTAGGCTCTCTAAATCATACAATGCAAGAGCATTTTTCATCTGATACAACTCAATTTACTACATCGCTCGTTGGAGGTCCTCATCCATACAATCCAGCAAACGAATCTGGAATTGGCGCGCCTATGCCAGATTATTATTTACCGGATCAATATAGAATCCCAAATGCTGGATATCTTGGATCTCCTAATTCATCGTTCCAAAACCTTTACTTTATTGATTAAAATGTTAATATATTATTTATGAAAAACTCTCCTTTAAAATATACAGGAAATAATACTAAAGGTACATCATTAAGTACTATTGGGCTTGCACCGGCTACATTAAATACTAATTTTAATGCTACTAATTTTGGTGCTTATATTGGAACGGTGACTGGGGTTGGAAATAGAACTCATGATTTTTCAGGAAACCAAAACTGTGAGTTTAATTATACGTGTAGACCTGTTTTTGCTTTAGAAGAACATATTACTGTTATTAGAAAAGGACCAACTATGCCTTTGGCATTGGAAATGTATAATTTCGCTGAGGAAAGCGATGTAAATCCAACTAGTACAGGTACTATTCTTACATCGGTATTTACTGGTGATAGAATGGATCAATCTTCTAATTTTACCGTTGATGCTTTTGATTCAGCCGCATCTCAAGCTACATATGCTGACGACACAAAAGGTACAACTTTTGACGGTTCTGATATAAGTATGTTTTACAAACCTGATAAAGAAAGAGTTCAAAGTGGCGATGAAATAAGAATCCCTATAGATATAGTTGTGACTGGTGAAGATTGGGAAAATGGAGATCAACTAATTATCAAGCACGAATATATAGATTTGTTTGGAGTTGTTAAAACAGGTACATGTAGAGTTGAAATAATAAACGCTAAAGCAAATAGAGCAATTGCTCCAACATCAATACAAATAGCATTAGGACCTTATTTTACACAGCAAAGTGTATCATGGAATCCAAACGTTCTTCTTAACCAACCTAATAATGCTACAAATAATAATTATTTATCATGGGGTGCTTTTGGTAACGATGTTCCAGGTCGTTTTGTTTTAGCAAAAGTAATGAGTATTTCTGGTGATTTCCCACCTTCTCACCATAGACAAGAAGATATATATGAAGTTTCTTTAGTTCAAATCCCACCATTATTCAAGGTTAAATTCCCAAGATTTTCTTATAGATATAAATACGAAGATGGAGAATACTCTGTATTTGCTCCTTGGTCTGAAATTGCTTTTATGCCAAAAGCTTTTGATTATTCACCTAAGAAAGGATATAATTTAGGAATGGAAAACGATTTAAGATCTTTAAAGGTTTTAAATTGGCGTCCAAAAAATTGTCCAAAAGATGTTGTTCAAATAGATATATTATATAAAGAATCTAATTCTCCAAATATATATACAGTAGAAAGTTTTAAAGAAAATGATCCGGCAGAAGATGGTGATACTAATTACTGGAATACACCAGCTCATGGTGATCATTTTGGAAAATACACTATAAAAACAGAATTAATACATCAAGTTGTTGCTTCTAATCAATTATTAAGACCTTGGGATAACGTTCCAAGAAAAGCTTTATCACAAGAAGTAACTGCTAATAGATTAATATTTGCTAATTATTTACAACAATATAATCTTGATTCTATAGATTGGAAAACAGGAGACCATAAATTATCTAAACCTTCTTTTTTAACAACAGTAGAAGAATTTAGTCCGTGGGAAAAAGATCAGGAAAACATGTTGGGATTACCTGTTAAATCTTTAAAGTCACAAAGAACATATCAACTAGGTGTTGTATATAGAGATAGATATGGTAGAGAAACACCTATATTAACTTCAAAATCTGGTTCAGTAGAAATACCAAAGGAAAATGCAAAGTTACAAAATAGATTAAGTGTTCAGTTGTTATCAGAACCACCTTATTGGGCAGAATCTTACACTTTCTATATGAAAGAAACATCTAATGAATATTACAATGTTGCAATGGATAGATGGTATGATGCTGAAGACGGAGGTATTTGGCTTTCTTTTCCATCAGTAGAAAGAAATAAAATTAATGAAGAAACTAATTTAATTCTAAAAAAGAGACATGATTCAAATACTCCTACTGACTTTGATGTTTCTTATAAGGTATTGGCTATTTCAAATAATGCTCCAAAATTTATAAAAACAGATAATAAATATTGGGGAGCTGTACCTATTCATTTGCCACCACCAGGATGGGGAGACGAGGGTAATTGGGATACTGGTATGCTTTATCCTTCTGGATTACCACTCCCAAGTAGAATGAATATAGATATTTTAGCAGATTATTTTGACCAATCAGTATTAAGCGGGTTAACATCTAAAAACAACGCTCAAGTAAGAGTAGTTCAATCAGCCGGTATAGAAACCGCTTATAACGCGGCTACTAGTGCTTTAACAAATCAAACTAAATGGTATGATGTTTCTAATATTACTTATATAGGTTCTCCACCTCAAACATATTTCGATTCAGATGGCAACGAAGTAGAGGTACCTGGACAAGCTGTTCAATTAGTTAGAATATCATTAGAAACCGCGTTTGGAAATGACGCTATGTTCATAGAACCAACGGCGTTTGAAAACGCACTTATCAACACGTGGAATCCAGGTAGTGATCTAACTCTTTCTATGACAAGAGGATTGAAATTAGAGGCTAGAACAAAAGAAGTCAAAGATAAAGCTCAATTTGAAGGAAGGTTTTTTGTTAAAATACTTAGAGATGCTAATGTTGAGGCTAATATTGTTGACGTTCAACAAAGTAGAAGTGAACAATATCAAGTATTACAATCAAAAGATATTAAATACATATCCGTTGCACATCCTGGTAAACAAGATTATAATAAAGCGCATTATATTGATCCAGCGATAAACATGGGATTACCTGGTAATATTGATCCAACAGCAACTTATTCTGTTAGTTCCTTTGGAGATGGCGTTGGAGACGCAACATATTTTGATACAAATGGAGGTGTGACTGGGGCGCCGACGTCCTCTCCTTACTGGCCTTTTGGTCCTAGTGAAAAGTGGACGCGGGGAGTTTATAATAGTGGTACAAATACTGCTGCTCCTGATAATGGCGCATGGGGAAGTGCTTTTAGTGGTTTTGTAAGTGGAGCTTACGGTTTTGAAAATGTACAAAGTACTAGTCTTTCAAATACGTGGCCTTCTTTTAAAATAAGCAAATGGTCTCCAACAAATCATTGGGGTAAGGACGCTAACAATAATCAAGAGTGGCTTAATATAATGCTTGGAGATTTTCAATATAATCACTTTCCACCAGGTGTTAGTTCTTATCCAGATGTTGGAATATTAGATGTTAGTTTGGGTAACGGAATTAATAGCAATGGAAGTGATCCTACTACTTCAAATCCTTTATCTTGGGTTCAAAACCATGTTGATTATAGTCAAAGTAATTACAACTCGTGTAGTGGTTACTTACCGGGTGCTAATCCTTTTCAAATACCAGCAATATGGGGTGATCAATCACATCTTTTGGTAACACAAGATGTAAACGCTACTGCTTGGAACTTAAAACCATTAGTTGCTTGTGGTTCTAGTAGTGCTTCTTGGCCTCATATGTGTCAACCTTTCATGAACTCACAAACAATAACAATGTTGAGAGAGGATTGGTATAATTTGTGGCGTGGAAGAGACGATGTAAGTACAACATGGCCTTTAGGTCGTTTCCATCCAGAAAGATGGTTTATCGATAAAGCTGGTGCAGCGCAAGGATACAGTGGTAATGGTATATGGGAAGACGATGATTGTTCTTATATGCACATTTCTTATTATGGAATAGGTAGTGAAAATCGTTATAATAGATTACCTAATACAGAATTGGCAACGGTCGATCAGCCTACAGAACTTCCTTTTGCCGATGCTATAGCAACTGTTGGTACACAGTTCAGGTTTAAACAAGATCCAGACCAAACGATATACACTATCACTAAGGTTGGTATAGAGGACAATATATGGAATTATGAAGCGCCTCAAGGTAGATGGGGATATGAAGATGATAATGGTGATATAATTGGTGGATCTGGATTTTGTGGAAATAAACCACCACCATTTGGATCAGCTGTTAAGGGTGAGGCTTTAGCAGGTGGTTTGGCCTTTTTATCTGATGTTATAAACAGTGAAATGGGAGATGCTAACCGTAAAAAACTAACTGGAGGTGCGCCATATAATCATAGAATTAGATACACATTAAAACTAGATAAGGTGATTGGTTCTGAAGGACCAAACGCTTTCCACCCTATAAAAAACCATGTAGATGCTGACGGATTGGCAAATATAAAGAAAGGAAGAGCGAAGTATAATGTAGGTTTATCCCCTCATATTACCACCTATAAAGGCGGTACGCCATCTGGTGTTGAATTTTATAATTTAAATAGTTATTGGAATGCCAGCGATAATGCGGGTGACACGGCTGATTACGGGGTTTCACAACAAAATGATATAAGCCACGCGTTTTACACGGCTAATCCAAATGCTTACATTGGTTTGCACGAAAGAGGATTAAACGAAACAACTATAGAAATAATATCACCATATACTGGTAGAGATAGAGAATATCCTATAAGTAATAACCCAGCTATATTTGAAACAGAACCAAAAGAAGATGTTGGACTAGACATATATTATGCTGCTAGTCCTAGTTTTCCAATAAATTTAAAAAGACATAGATGGGATGGAAATGAAGTTGGTCCAGATGATAATTTTAGCGCAGACGAAGTAGACGTTTACGGCGCTAATTGGAGTGACTTTTCTTATAGAGGCGAAGAAATTGTTCGTGTTGGATCTACAATAGAACCCATGACTGGAGGATACACGCAGTTATCATTAGATCCGCTTCAAATATGTGGAGTTCAAGGTGATTTAATATGGATCACCGGTAATTATACAACAGACGTAGTTGTAAATGATGTATGGTCTAATTATACTCCAGCAGCCTTAGAAATAGGTACTAAAATAAGAATATCTTGGAAAGGAGAGGGTACATATTATGGTGGTCAAAACGATATGGAGTGGACTGAATTATATATAACAGAAAAATTAGATTTTCATATTTATAGAATTGGAAACGCAGAAGGTAGGGCTGAAACACATAAATTTAGACATGGTTTAGGATACTATAATTGTTACTCATATGGTACAGGTGTTGAATCCAATAGAGTTAGAGATGATTACAATGCTGTTACAATAGATAAAGGTGTTAAAGCTTCCATGCCTTTAGCCGAGCAATACGAAGAAGAGAGAAGGGGTAGCAGCTTGATATTCTCTGGTATTTATAATTCTACAAGTGGTATTAATAGAACTAATCAATTTATACAAGCTGAACCAATAACCAAAGATTTAAATCCAATTAATGGTAGTATTCAAAAACTATTTACTAGAGATACTGATTTAGTAACTTTTTGTGAAAATAAAGTATTTAAAATATTAGCTAAAAAAGATGCTTTATTTAATGCCGATGGAAATACCAACGTAACATCTAATCAAGCTGTTTTAGGTCAAGCCGTTCCTTTTGTTGGTGAATATGGTATATCTAAAAATCCAGAATCATTTGCCTCGGAATCGTATCGAGTATATTTCGCAGATAAAAATAGAGGTGCGGTATTAAGATTGTCAAGAGATGGTTTAACACCTATATCTGACCAAGGTATGAAAGATTGGTTTAAAGACAATTTAGAATACGCTAGTTCTGTTATAGGTAGTTATGACGATAGAAAAAATCATTATAATTTAACTTTAGAAACTGGGGATAGAGACGGTAATGTGTTTGCATATACGGTTAGTTATACTGAGAAAAATAAAGGTTGGGAAAGTTTTAAAAGCTTTATACAACAAGGTGGTATTAGCCATAAAAACGTGTATTACACTTGGCCATCTAATAACTATAATACAATAGATGCTGACGACCCATGGGGAATTCCTTATAAAGGTGGTGTTTCTTATGACTTTGGAGTTGCTTCTAGCGCTGAAACATATCAACATGATTTAGATTTAAAGATAACTAGAGTTGTTGGTGCTCAAACATTAACTGCTACTGGTGGTGGTACTGTTGGGTACTTATCCGTTGGTGGTGGACAACCTATAATACAAGGTATGCTTGTTACAGGAGATGGTATTCCAGCTGATACAATAGTAGAATACGTAAACCCTATGGCCAGCCAAATTGAATTAAGAGTACAGGCGGCAGAATTTTGGGGTACAGTACCTACAGTGCCAGGTTCTACACAGCAAGCCGGTACTCAAACTGGTAACAATCCCGTTATACATATAAAAGCTAATACAGTGTTAACGTTTACAATGGCTAGAAATAGATTTTATGACAATCCTTTAGATCATTATTCTATGGTTAAAGTTATGTTTAACGGAGATCAAGGTAGTATTAAGAGATATAGAACGCTTAACTACGAGGGTACACAAGCCCAAGTGGGATTAGATAATAATGTTAAAGGAAATGATTCTAATTACTATGTGGTTGAGGAAAATGTTATTGGTCAAGAATATTATGATAATTATCCTAAAAAAGGATGGCACGTAGCTCGTATAAAAACAGATTCACAAGAAGGAACTGTAAAAGATTTTATAGATAAAGAAAATAAATGGTTTAACTATATCAAAGGTTATGGAAATGCTGGAAATGGAGATTTCTTAGATACAGCAGAGTTTTCATTACAAGGGCTGGGTTACGCAAGTGGATCTAAAATTATAAAAATTGGATAAAAATGGCAAATTTAACAATAACAATAGATACTGGAGATAATAATGTAATAGCAGAGAGCAAGGTCTTGTCTTTACCCTTAAGACAAAGTATCACTACAATTAATATATCTCCAGTGTTTGGTTATAAAATTAATAGCGAAGATTTTACAGTAAATATTTTGCCTGAACAAATAGACAATGTAGAATTTAATAATTTGGGAGAAAAAGTTGTCGCAAGAATAGCGTTTAAAAATAATATAAGTAGTAATATAGATCAAAATATTAATATACGTGTATATGGAAAGACTAATCCTAATATTAGTACTTTTAAGTTGTCTGATAATACGAAAAATAAAGTCGGGTGGGTCGAAACAACACACTCTAAATTTGTAAAGACAGATGAAAATATATATAATATTGCGGTAGTATCAAATGAAAAAATATTAGTTTTAACAAAAAGAGTTACATGCGTTAAAGATTATTATTTTACTAAAGAACCTAGTTTAGTTTTAGATAATAGAACCGCTTATACGGTTGATGAAAATACAAGAAAAGATATTAATGGTAATATAGTAAGTAAAACTTTTAATATATATTATAACCCAACTAGAGTATCTGAACATGTGGACGGTTCTATTGAGATTTTAGCATCGTCAAAAAAGGTGTTATCTACCGCACCAATAATAGATGATTTAGTTGACAAAAAAGAGGATTACAAAATATATTCTTTTAATACTGGTAGGGATTTTGACGACCAAGGAGGTGTTAAAAAAATGCCAATAAGGGGAGTTCCTGGAACTAAATTTAAGTTAATTCTTCAAGACGGTGATAAAAAAACTTATAATTTTAAAACTGGTGTTTTTGAAAACGGTGGAGGTGCTTTAGAAGGTAAAATTCCACCACCTAGTCAAAATAAATTATATGGAGAGTATATTGCCTATGCTAATATACCCAAGGCAACATCACAGAATACATCGATACAAACTATATTGGCTGTAGACAAACCAGTTGATCACAAAAAATTAGTTGACAAAATAAGAGATCACAAAACCTTTGTATCTAATCCTCTTGCTGAAGTTGGAATTTCAACTTCAAAAACACAGCAAATTTACAAAACTAGCTCAGTAACATTTACAATAATTTACACTGGTAATATTCAGCATAAATCCACGGTATATTCTAATGTTGTAGGACCTGGAAGACACGGGACAAGTAGTGACGATATTAATACAATTGAAATAGAATTTGGGGGCAAGGATATCACAACTCATGGTCTTAATATATCTAGACAACCTGTTGATAGTGACTTTACATTAACTACGGGTGATGCAAAATATAATGTTTCAGCTACAGCAGAAACTATTGGGGAGCCAGTAGGCTCAAACAATGCTACTAATGTACTGGTTAAAATAACGACTAGCAACGTAATATTTGGAACAACTGATTCTACAGTACGCTTAAATATAGATAATTTTTTAACCGCAGTAACTTTATAATATGCCATTAATACAAATATCATTTACCGAGCCTTTAAACGTGTCAATACAAGCCACTGACACGTTATACCAAGCAGAGTTAGTACCCGCTAACACTAATAGCCCTTGGTCTAACTATGGCCAAGCTGGAACTAATCAACCAAATTTTACTGGTGTTAACACAAGACCAGAAGCTATAGGTGAGGTACAATCTGTTGATTTTAATAACAATACAGTAACTATCCAAACAGATGGATTTCAAAATCCCGCTTTAACAACAATAGATACAAAAAAATATTTATTTTTTAGTAAAGATAAGGGTATCAATACGTCAGGTATTACAGGTTATTACGCGGAAACAGAATATAGAAATAGCTCTAGAGATTATGCGGAAATGTTTGCTACAGCTATAGATTACGCTGAAAGTAGTAAATAATTAGCAAAAAGTGTAACTATAACTCTAATAAAATATAATAAAATGAATGAGCAAGATTTGTTGAAAGAAATACATAGTTTAGAAAGTCAAATTAGTAAAGACGAGTTAGTGTGTAGAAAGCTTAGAGGTAGTGATTGGGATACTTTACTATCGTGGTGGGATTTTTGGCCAGGATGGTCGGCTCCGTCTAAAGATTTTTTACCGGGAAACGCAACTAGTGGACTAATGATTCAAAAAAACGGAGAATCTATTGTTGCTGGTTTTATATACGAAACTAATTCATCTGGCGCTTTATTAGAGTGGATAGTTTCTAATCCTAAATATAGACAGAAAGATAGAAATGAAGCTATTGAAAAACTTATTGTAGAAGCTGAAAAGTGGTGTAAAGAAAATGGATATGGTTATATGTTTACAATTGGTAGAAGTAAAAGTTTAATAGAAAAACATAGGAAACTTGGGTGGATTGTAGATGACAAACCATCTCATGAAATAACAAAAAAAATAAAATAATATGGCAGCAGTAACAGCGGTAGTGGCGGGGGTAGCGACAGTAGCATCTGGGGCGATTCAAGCAATAGGCGCGGCCGGCGATAAAAGAGACGCTAAAAACAAACAAAGAGCAGCTGAAAGGGGATTAAACCAAGCTCAAGATAGATTAAAAGCAATAGACACTTCAAACCCATTTGAAGATGCTAAAAACGCATATGAAGGTTTAGATAATAAACTAGCTGATCTTGACAATGTTTATGATGAACAACGAAATGTTTACGCCGACATGGAAAACAGATTCAGAGGTCAAAGAAACGCTATGGAAGATATGGAAAATGCGTTCGAAGATTTGACTGTTAATACTCAACAAGCAGAATTTGAAGCCCAACAAATGGCACAACAACAAGCTAATATTATGGCTAACATGGCTGGCGCGGCTGGTGGTTCTGGTATAGCTGCTTTAGCACAATCTATGGCAAACGCTGGTGCTTTACAAGCTCAAAAAGCAGCTGCTTCTATTGGAGCGCAAGAAGCTCAAAATCAAAAATTAGCAGCACAAGCAGATCAAAGTATACAAGAAAAAATAGCTACAGAGCAAAGTAGATTAGATACAACAGAGCGTTCTGCTGATATGGAAATACAAAAAACACAAATGGGTGCAGAAGAAGCTATGCAAGCCGCTAGACTTGGTGAGGCATCAAAATTACAATTAGTAGAAGCCCAAGAAGAAGCTAACTTACAAATGCAAGAAGCCCAAGGTGCGATGGAGGTTCAAAAACTAAAAGGCGAGGGAGACATGTGGAGCGCACAAACGGAATTACAAAAAGAAAGCACATTAATGCAATCCAAGATGAAAGAGATGGAAATCGCGGCTGGAGCCGCTCAATCTGCTGATGAGTCTATGTGGGGTGGAATTGGGACTGCTATTGGTGGGCTTGGACAGCTGAGTGACGAAAGATTAAAAGAAAATATAGTAAAAATTAAATATTCAAATTCTGGAATACCTATATACAAATTTAATTACAAGGGAGATTCTAAAACTTGGAGTGGTACAATGGCTCAAGATTTAATAAAATTGGGTAGAGAAGATGCTGTCATTATGGACGACGGATATTATAGAGTAAATTATAATTTAATAGATATAGATATGAAGGAAGTAAAAAGCTCACCGTTTAAACAGTTGGGAAAAAATCCCCAAGAAGAAATGATTAAACAAAAAGCAATGACTGATGCTGGTTTAGATATAATAGGTGGCGCAACAAAAAGAAAAAACTGGGAAGATTTACAACTTGACATTAAATCTATAGAACCAGAAAGCATGAAGCTTAGAAAATTAAAAGATCAACTTTTAAGAGATAAAGAAAAAAAGAGTTATGAAAGTGGCGCTCAAATATCTTTACCAGCTGCTTATTCTGAGCTTGGATTTGAATTAGTAAAAAGATATAAAAAAGAATTACACACCGCTTTAGAAAATGATGATAGACAAGCTGAGAAAAACGTTCAAGCAAAAGTAGCTAATTTAGCTTCCAATGTTGACGTTGTTAAAAGTGCTATTTTAGAGTTTTATGAAGATCATTTCGAAAGTGAATCGCTATTGTCCAAAGGGGTTTCTCAACAACAAGTGAGTTTTGCAACACAAATGTATTGTAAAAATCCAGAATTAGTAGTAGTTTATGCCACCCAAGAAGATATACAAGCTGGGCTTACTGATTATTATGGTGAGTTGGTTCAAGAGGACAATCAATACTGTCTTGTTTATGATTTTTACAACAACCCTGTTATGGTTAACGTTTTAGATGGGAACAAAGATATGTTCATTAGGGACAATTTAAAAGCATTGGAGTATATAACATTCTTAAACGAAACACATGACATAGCTGTTGAGGCGAACGCTGGTAAATCTGCTGTTAAAATTGATTTAGGTAGAATTGATTATAAGATAAATTCACTTTTTGGTTTTAACGATGGAACAGCGACTAAAGAGCAGGACGAGTTAGTAATGATGTTTTGTCATGATAGTGAAGTATTGAGAGATGGTAGTACGTTTAGACGTCATTTGTACGAACATCCTAATATTCAAAATTTAAACTATGGTGGTTTTGATTGGGATATGTTAGAATTCAAAAGACCTTTAGGACCTGGTGACAAAGGTCATTGGGCTGATGAAATAAGTCAAACTGATAGGTTGATGCTAGTTGATGCTATTGTTAATTCTGATAGTCCTTTCTTTAACATGAATTTATTAAGAACACTAGTTAAAGAATATTATACTTATAAAATCGAAAACGCGTGGTGGAAAGGTATGGGTTTTCCAGAAGGTAAAATAGAAGTAATGAGACTTAAAATTAAAGAGCTTAATAAAGATAGATTTAAAAAAGAAAAAGCTGAAGCGGCTAGAAATGGTCAAAAGAATTTTACATTTGACGGTAAAGTATATCCAACGGGTATGACAGATGCTAAAATTAAAAAACAAGAAAAAGAAAGAGCACAAGCCTTAAACAAAACAAATCCAGAAATAGGTAAATAATATGTTAAAAAAACCATCTCCATTAAAACATAAGGAAGAAGGCCATTTGATAATGACCGACGAGGCTCATAAAGAAGCGCATGGTGGTACTATACCAGAAGAAGTAGATAATCTTACTTCTTTTGATATAAGTAATATTATAAATGCACCTAGAGATGAAAAAATTAAAGAAATAAACGATCGAACTAATGTAGACGTAGATAGAGCTGTGAATTTTTTCAATGATCCAATAGCTTCTGTTTCGGATCAAGCGCGTGGCCCTCAATACCAAGGTATACCTATAGTTGTTGGAGATGAAGAAGAAGGATATCTCGCTGATAAAAGAAGAGGTGAGCATTGGCAGGGGGAACCACATGAGAATGAGTTTAGAAGAATAAATGGCGTTTGGACACATGTTGACCCAACTACAAAGGAGCAAACACCCTTAGATAATTCTCCAGGAGCAAGCGATAAAGATAAGAATATGATATCTGATTTACGTTTCGCGGCTACTCAAGATGATTTTGATATAAATGAACCACTGACTTGGCATGGGAAAGATAGATATAAATGGACGTCAGAACTAGAGGCAAGCGATAAATATGCTGGATTAAACGTTAACGTAGTTGATAATATAACTGGTCGTGTTAGATTAGGATTGCCAAATGGAAGATCATTAGTTACTAATCCCAAGAATTTCGAGCAAACTGAAAAAGTTATTAAAGAGTTTGAAAGTTTCTATAATAACAACAAGAAAGATAAAAATCTTTTAAGTACTCTTAATTTTGACGACATGAATTCCTTTAACGCTATATGGGGTAAAGCTGGTTATCGTTTGGATACTAGGGTTGGTAAAGAAGGATTTTTTGGCCCTAATGGTGATCCGATAGATCTACAAGAAACTAGAGAAAAATATTTTAGCGATGGAAATCCTTTTTCACCAACAGATGTTGTTAAAGCATACTTATACGACAACGCCAGTGAGGGTGATGTGTCTAACGTTGTTAGAGCTGCTTTGAACGAGGAAAATATCCAGTATGAGAAAAAGAAAAATTTAAAGAAGCAAAAACTTGAAGGTGGTGAATATACCGCGGAAGCTCATAATCAATTTATGAGAAATGATTATAAAGATTATATAATTGCAAATTTACAACGATTAAACGTATCGGAAAACACTATAAATGCTTTTGAAAATAGACTTGACGATTTATCTAAGGATTTATCTAAGAGTAAAGATAACATGAGTTTTATGGATTATATAAGAGAGGGTTTTGGTGGCACAGCTGGTTTTACTCCAGATGAGTTTTGGGGAAGAGGACAACATGGAAATGATCTTGGTATAATGAAAAGCATGACTAATGTAAATTCTATAATTCAATCTTTACCAGACAACGTGCAAAATAATGATGGTGAAACTATTCCAAATCCAGATAAAATAGCTTTGCAAAAACTGTTTAGCGAAACAGATGTAGATGGTGAAAAAATTATGGATAAAGAGTTGAGAAACGTTATTCATAATAAAGAGTTGGAAATTATAGATAATGCAGTTAGAACTGAAACAGATAAATATATAAGACAAAATAATAAAGATTTACTTGGAGTTGGTTCTGAGATAAGACAAAGACAATTACTAGAAGGTGATCCAAATTTAAAAGCACCAGATGGAGAAAGAATAGAATCAAAAAAACAAATAGACGAAAAGGTTAAATTATTTGTGGATGAAAATAATTCTGAAGTACAAAAAGCTATGACTAACTACGAGTCGCAAGTAAAAAGTCTAGCTAAAGATGCTGCTCAAAATGGAATTAAAGTTGATATAGATGAAAATGGTAATTTTTTAATTGACGGTGAAAACAAAAAAGCAGTAGAGTTTTACAAAAAAGAATTTGGTATATTAAAGAAAAACGCAGATAATAAAGTTGAAGATTATAACAACACTTTAAAGCAATATCAAAATGAGTATTTAAATTGGCAAAATAGATACGGCGCTACTTTAGATATGGTAGATCAAACTACAAGAGAAACTGATATTTGGAATATTGGAGGCGCTGCTTTCACGAATGGTTTTAGAAGATTTGGACATGCTGCTCTTAAACCATTTGATGAAGTACAAGCTGCTAGATATAAAAAGTGGATGCAAGAGGGAGAAGAAAGAGGTTTAGAAAAGAAAGTTGATTATCAAACAGCATGGAAAACTGGTCAATCACTAAGGTTTGGTTATAGAGAAGCTACCACACAAGGTGCTAACACCCTAGTTGCAATGGGAGGAACATTTGCTACGGGTGGCGCGTTTGGTGCTAGTAGTTTAATGGCAAGAGCAACAGCACCAACGCTGTTTGGCGCTTACGCTGGTTCAGATAAATATTTAGAACTATCCATACAACAAGAAGCCGGGGAGATAGCTAAACAACAATTAAAAGCTTTAGAGAAAAATAGAGGCCTTATGTCTAAAGAAGATTATTTAAATGCTCGAATGCATTTAACAAGAACAATAATCTTAGGGGATATAGATCAAGCAACTAAAGATAGGGTTTCTACAACTAGTGGTTTAATTGAGGGAACTGTCATGAGTGTTGTTGGTACAGTTCCAAACACGTTAAACCTAACAAAAGGATTACTTAATAGAGATCCTTTAAAGTTAAGTAACAAAATTTTTAGATCCAACCTTCACGCGGGAATAGCTACTGGTGGTAATATTGCCAAAATGGTTGCAGGAGAGATTGTTGAAGAAACAAGTATTGAAGGTTTAAATATTATTAACGACGGTTTAGTATTAGGTAGAGATATGGATTTTAGTACTTTAGACGATGTTGCTATAACGTCTATAGTATCCGCGGGTCCTAGTACTGGTACAATAGCTACATACACTACTATAATGGAGCAAATGCAAACTGCTCCTTTTAGAAAAGAAACAAACGCTAAAATAAATAAATTAAAAGATCTTGAAGCTAAATTTCGTAATCCTGACTTAACGTCACAAATGAGAGATATATACACTGATCAATACAAAGCGATTATAGAAGATATATCAAATTCTCACGTTGGTTTAGAAGTTGACGCCTTAGCTGCTGGCTCGAAAAATATTAAAAAATTAATAAAAGCCTCTATAGAAGAAAATTATCTCAACACAATCGCTGGTGTTAATCCAAATGATAGTAGAAAAACTATTGAAAGAAAAAGAGAATCTTATATAAAATCTTTAAATGCTGAAGACGCAAAAGAATTTCAAGATAAAATTAGCGCTATTCAAAACTTAAGAAAAGATATTACAGATAATATAAACTACGATAATGTAGCAGAAAAAGCATTTGGTGACATGGGTAAAGCCATGGAGAAAAAGCTAGAGAATAATCAAGATTATATAAATGCAGATAAACGTGGTAAACTTATCATGGTTTTAAACGCTGTAAGAAAACAAAGAATACAGGATAATATTAAGATGGGTAAGGCAGATCCTGGAATAAAAAAACAAGTTGACGATATATTAAATGACGAAGCTAATAAGAAATTAACTAAGAAACAAAGATCTGATAAAGAAAACGCTTTATATGAAAATTTTGCTAACAACTTGTTGGTTAATCAAAGACAAGCTTTTATGCAAGCTACCGAAGGCAATACTAGCGCTGAAAGTATAATAGCAAACTTAAAAAAACAAGGTAAAGAATTAGAAATAGTAGACGCTAATCAAGATAAAGAAAAGATGAAAGAGGCTGTTTGGAAGTCTGAATCATTAACAAGTATGCAGAAAAGAGGTATAAGCGAGGCTATTAATAACGGTTCGGCTAAAGGTGTTATTATTGATAATAAGTACATAGTGCTCAATAAAGAAGCTGCTAAAGAAAACTTAAAGAGAGGTGATTTACTTCAAGGTACAGTTATGTCCCACGAAATAAGTCATTTTATAGATGATCATTCTTTTAAAAATGAAAAAGAAAAATCTAACTACACAAATAAATTACATAATTTTATAAGCAAAAATGATGCGGAGGTACATGAATTAGCTTTAAACCGTGTTAATAATCTGGTTGATGTAGATGGTAAAAAACTTTATGATAAAAATAAAAGTTTTGAAGAACAATCTATGAAGTATAAAGACGAGTATACTAAGTCTGTGCAAGATATTTTAATGAGAGATGATTTTGCTTTAGAATTTCAAGAGTTAAAAAAGAAATCAGGTAAAGGATTAAGAAATATAGCTAAAGGTATAATGGGTAAAGACTTTAGTATATATACAGATGAAAACGCCGGGGCTTGGATGATTGATTTTATTGATAACTTTAGAAAAGGCAAGCTATCACCATTAGCTAAACGTAAAATGAAAGCGGCTAAGAAGAAAGGTACTAGCGTTGCTACTGAGACCAAAGGCGTTGCTCAATCAGCTGACATCGTAGATCAAACAAAAGAAAATTTACAACAAATAGTAGACGATGCTTCTACTATTAACGAAGAAACTGGAGAAAAAACATTTGATAAAAGTAAATTTGATCCTAACCTACTAGAATTACAAGCTGAAATACCAGGTATGGTAGATGCTCAGGTTAACAATTGGTTTAAAAAATATCCTCAATTAACAAGAAATTGGGATTTAGATGCTATTATTGACGCGAAGGAGAGATTAAGTGCTGATGTTGTATATAGAATGCTTGTATCTAAAACTGATAGAAGTTTTGACGGGAGAGGATCTTTGTATGGATTCTTAAATGGTAGAATACGTTATAGAATGTTAGACCATTTTGCTGATCCAAATGTTTCTGTAATACCTGATTTTAGTCAACAAGAGATTAACGAACAAAGACAAGAGCTTGACAAAGAGTTTGCTGACGATGTTACTAAAATACAAAATCAAGAATTAGACCAACCTAGACATAAGGTTAATATGCTTACCGGTTTTTCTAAGTTAACCACAAAACAAGATGCCGTAAAAGAAACGG